ATTATACCTATCCCAACATATCTTAACAGATTTGTTAGTTTAAGTCAATTAGACGATTTATTTAATTTGCCTAATTCTATTTTCACTTCAGTGGTTAGAACACTTAACGGTGAATCTGAACAGAGTAGCAATCCTCAAGTTTCAAGATATCTAGCATTACAATGTGAGACTGCTGAACTTCCTGGTAAATCATTATTGACAAATGAAGCTCGTGTTTATGGTCCTTCTTATAAAGTTCCATATCAAACACAGTATGAAGAAATGGCTTTAACTTTTATTTGTACTAATGAGTTCTATGAGCGCAAATTGTTTGACCGTTGGTTAGAATGTATTATGCCTACAGACACTAACAATCTTAGATATGCCAAAGACGATTCTACACGATACATGACAAATATAAAAGTTGTTCAGTATGATGATTTCATAAGAAAGATTTATTCGGTAGAGCTTATTGATGCGTTTCCTGTAGGTATTGCTCCACAATCACTGAATTGGGCTGATGATGGATTTCATAGAGTTACAGTTCGATTTGCATATCAAAAATACAGAACGATTTATGAAGGCGAATATGACCTCGCACAAGCCGCAGGGGCGATATTTGGGGTCGCAGGAGAGCGTTATTTCCGTAATCTGGGTAATAACATAGCACAAAATTTGTTTGTTTAATTTATAACTGGAGTTAATATGGCACTACCTAAGATTGATACACCTATATTTGATTGTGATTTACCTTCTAACAACAAGAAGGTTCGATTCAGACCATTTTTAGTAAAAGAGCAAAAACTATTATTGATGGCTGCTGAATCCACAGAAATGAAAGATGTAATTCAAACAATAAAGCAAGTAATTTCTAACTGTACTCTAGATGACCTTGACATTGATTCATTACCTGTATTTGATATTGAATTCTTATTCTTGAATTTGAGAGCTAGGTCTGTTGGAGAAATAGTAAACGTAAAATACAAATGTAACAACATTGTTGGAACACATCTTGACAAAGAAGGAATTGAACAAGATAAACATTGTAATCACATAGTAGAGATGGACATCAATGTGTTGGAGATTGAACCAAAGTTTGGAGAGGGTCATACAACCAAGATAGAAATAACAAAAGATGTTGGTATTGTAATGAAGTATCCTTCCTACGAAATGATTGAGCAAATGGTAGGTAAAGAAGAAAATCAAGTTGTGTTTGAATTGTTATTGAAATGTGTAGATTACATTTATGATAATGAATCTATTTACTACTCAAAAGATTTCACGCAAGCTGAATTAGAAGAATTTGTTGATAACTTACAACAAGAGCATTTAGATAAAATAAAGACCTTTTTCGATACGATGCCTAAAGTTAAAAAGATGGTGGATTTTACATGTACTGCATGTGGATATCATGAAGACCTTGCGATAGAAGGGATACAGAATTTTTTCGTCTAACCCTTTCACACGAAAACTTGGGTAACTATTATAAGACTAATTTTGCATTAATGCAACATCACAAATATAGTCTTACTGAATTAGAACATATGATACCGTGGGAAAGGGAGATTTACATGACTATGTTGGTACAATTCCTTGAGCAAGAAAAACAAAAACTAGAACAAAAGAGAGCAAGTAGGAAATAAAAATGGCCGAACCAACCGAAAGTAGATACGCACAAATATTAAGAAATCGAATCCGTCAAGGTGAATCTTTGACGCAAGCTGCATCGTCTGCCGCAAGTGCTAGGCTCAGAGAAAGAGCTGACCTTAGACGCTTGCTTCCTCAGACAGGATTGCTTGGTGCAATTACAGAATCTACCTTTGGTCGACCATATCAATATAGACGCAGACCTGAAATGCCTGTTGAAAGAAGAGCTGCAACACAAGACACAGGCATGTCCAATAAAACACTAAATGTCATTCGAATAAACACTGCAATCACTGCAAAAAATTCTATGGTTCTTCCTGGTATGGCTCGTGACATGAATGTTATGCGCCAGAACATAGGAAAGATGACAAAGAATTTAACTGGGACTGCTGCGACAAGAGCAGACATGCAATTTCTTAAGGCTCGTGAGCGTGAAGCTGCATATGAGAATGCATTAGGTTCTAGACAAGAGGCAGAAACTAATCAAACAAGAGGTAGTTCCAACAAATCTGGAAATATATTTTCTTCTATGTTGGGACCAATAGGTAAAGTGTTGGGTGGAGGACTTGCTATTACTGGTGCAGTGCTTAGTTCTGTTATTTCTGGATTAGGTTCTGTAATAGGAATAGGTGCTAAAATTTTAGGAGGAGTTGCACATGGACTATCTGGTCTTGGAATTTTAGGACTGGTAGCACTTATTGGTGCTGGATATATGATAGCACAAATATCTAAAAATGTAGACTTCAGTAAATTTAAGATTTCTGATATTTTTGGTATTGGTGAAGGTGATAAAGGGTTTTTTGTTTCAATCGCAGAGAAATTGGACACCTTTTTTGGTACAGATAAATTCACAAAGACCTTAACTAAAATAGAATCTGCAACAAATCAATTGGTACGAAAGGCAGATATTTTATTTTCTGGAACAATATCATATCTAAAAAGCTTCATGGATTTAGCCATGATAGAAATGAAAAATGTTATATTGCAATTCAGTACCACTACAATGACTGTTTTGGCAGCGGCTGCTGGAGTTAAACTTGGATTACCAATGCTTGCTGCTGGTGCTTCTGCGGGTCCTTGGGGTGCATTAGCTGCTGGTGTTGCAGCATTGACTTTAGGTGGAGAAGCATATGTAGGTATAAAAAACATTCAAAAGAATCTAGAAGATGCGATGGCGGACCCATATCTAACTGATGAACAGAGAGACGTATTAGGAAGAATAAAAACTGTCACAGAAAAAAATCCAGCATTCATTGGAAAAATGTCACAATTGAGTGAGCGACATGAAGAAGGAAAAACATTAAGTAGAGGTGAAAGAAGTTTTTTGTATATGGGAAAGGTTCAAGACACATTAACAGGTGGTAGTCGTATTGGTGAAAAACATTTAATGTTGTCTGAAAATCCATATGAAGCAATGAGTCAATTAAGATTTGCATTATTAGAAGAGACAGGCAATGAAATAGATTTGAGCAAATTAAGAAAAGATTATGAAAAGGCATTTAGTGCAACAATGCAAACTGGAAAATCTCCTCAACAAATGGTATTAGAGCAAGAACTAGAACGAGCAAGAAAGCAATTCTCAGATGCAGGACAAACGTTTTCTACAAATAATACATCTCCGACAAAAGTTCAAAATACTGATATGGCAGATTTGATTTATAATAGATTTAGGGAAGCAGGATTTAGTGACGTACAAGCTCGTGCTGCTGTAGCTAATGCAATAGCAGAATCTAATTTGAATCCTAACGCAAAAAATATAACCGCAAAGGAAGAGAGTTACGGATTATTTCAAATGAATCGCAAAGGTGGATTAGGTACAAACCATACACCAGAGAATCTGATGGACCCAAATTATAACATAGGTTTAGCGATACAGGCAGCAAAAGAATCAAAAGGATTTGTTAATGCCACTACCATAGAACAAGCTGTAAGTTCGTTTGTGAAAGATGTAGAACGACCTGCAAATCAAGAAGCTGCTATACTTAAAAGAATACAGATAGCAAACAATAATGAAGCCATATATGAAAATACGATGGCTACTAAAGAATTAAACGAGACACTAAAAGAAAAAGCACAAGACACCATGGAAGACCTAATGAAGGCGTTATTTCAGGCCATGTTGGGTATGTCAACTGGTACTGGTTCTGTTAATAATATCACTAACAATTCAATTGCAGGACCTGTTGCATCACCTTATAATGAAGACGTCATGCCTTTATTATTTAAGAGAACTACGGAGTAGAAAAAACCCCACCGAAGTGGGGTTTCTTTTTGATTACTCTTCAGCTAGAGACTGAAAGAAATTCAAATCTTCATCGACATCCGTCACTTCTGGAATCTTTGACTCACGAAGTTTATCTCTAATATCTTCATCTTCTTCCTTGAAGGTATTCAGTTTCACTTCTTCAGCACGATTTTTAGGAATTACATTTTCAAAACCAAGTGCCTTATCAAGTCTTACTTTCAGTTGGTCATAGGACTTGAACTTTTCTTTGTCAGTGAATTCTTTTAAGCTATACTCTTTCTTCCAGAGTGCTTCAAGTTTTTCATCATTACCATCAAAGAGTTCTGTAGGGTCTGCAAATTCAGACTTGTCATAATTGCGATAACCTTCTACCATACGAATCTTGACTTTGAAATTTGCGCCTTCCCAAAAGTCAAATGGGTTGATTGGCTTTTCGTCTTCAAATTGAGGATTCATTGCTTCTGTCAACTTGTCGAAGATTTTCTTACCAAACTTGTACAGTTTGATTTGACCTTCATTTTCTGGATGTGCAGGGTCAGATACAACAAGAACGTTAGCAATGTAATTCAATCGACGTTTTTGTTTGCGAACAATATCTTTGTTTGCTTCGATACCAGAATTCCAAAGGGTTGAATTGTGCTCACATGCAGGACACTTGCCATCAATTGTGGTCAAGCAGTCTTCAATGTACCAACCACCAGGACCTTGAAAGCCGTGAGAGAATACACGTACCCAAGGAAGAGCATCATCACCGTCTGTTTCAGGTGCAGGAAGAAAACGAATAACTGCCATACCATTACCTGCTTTGTCGGCAGTTGGTTGCCAGAATCTGTCATCATCACGGGAATTTGATTCGGAAGATTGTGTTGTTGATTCGAGCGCCTTGGTTAGTTTTTCGACACCACGATTACGCTTTAGGGAAGAGAATGAACTCATAAAATTACCTCGTATTAAAATATGTTAATGTATAAAAATGTGTTAAGTATAAATGCTTATCCACTGTGTCATTATATAATTTTGATTCTATAATATAGGCAAACATTAAAGAATCGATTACTGCACTTCTATATATGCTTCACTAGAAGTGCATCCAAAGCCTGTAAGGTTTTGTCGATATCAGTGTGATATATTCCAAGACCACCAGCTTCTTTGAATTGGTGAATATTGTCTTCTGTATCATCAATTAGAATATGATTAGGTGCAGCATATTCCTTTTTGTGCCTACGACCAGAAACAATATTTGCTTTGTAATGAATATTGTGCTTATGTAACCAATATTCTTTTTGCTCTTTTACTTCATTGTGAAATCGTTGTCCACCACTAGAGGATAGAATTTCAACTTCAACATGTTTGTTTTTTAGATACATCAAAAGCTTTTGACCACCTGGAAACCAGTTAAGTTTCTTGAAACTTTCTTCTTTAACAAAATGTTCCCAATTCTTGCATCGTGCTTTATTTTGACGTACTAACGCAGGGTCCGTATCAAAAAGTTCTCGATACTTACCTTCGAAGTCTGTAAGAACTCCGTCCATGTCCAAATAAACTTTTTTAATAGCCACTTTAGTCTTTCTATAAACATTTTTTCAATATCATTTTGAATCTAGTTGAATCGAATGATAAGAATTTTTTGTATTTTTCAATTTTGATTTGATACTCTGGCCAAATGATAGTATCAGTAATATTCTTCTTCCATACAGGCAAGAAGTTTAAAATAGAATCTAATATGACCAACGTTTGAATCGATACTTCTTTTCGCATTACTTTCTTTAATAGTAAAGGATGCTCACCTTTAGATATCAACAATTCATTTGGATTTTCACAACCATCAAATATGTCACGACATTCGTTTTCAAAAGTGTAACTTAAACTTTCAATAACTTTACTGTAATCCAAATAACGCTTATGTGCTTCCTCTGAGAGTAAATCACCTGCCCATGAATTTGGTTTGTCAATAAAGTTTGCTAATAGAAAATTTAAATACTCATCCTTTGTATACTTTCGAGAAAGCTTATGAAAATGGTATTTATCTCGCCTATTGTCAAATGCGTCTGGAGAGATAGACACTTTACCACCATACTTAAAATAATCGTAAGATTTGGTAGTAAAGTGTAGCTTCAGTGCATGATATAAACAAAATGATTCATAACCAGTCAAAATGGTAGCCTTGAAGATTTCTCTTTAAACATATTCAACTCCTGACCATCAATCCAAATCTTACTCTTTAATGCTGGAGATATTAAATTGGCAGCCAATTCAATTTCCATATCGATTTTTTTACAGTGTTCTACTACAGCTTCAAAATGATTGTAGTCTGTAGTTCTTACTATTTCCAAAACTGCATTCGAGAATTTTTGAATCTCATCACGAGTAGCAACCATTACTTAACGACCGTTTCATAAAGTGTTTCAAATTGTTCATGTACTGTGATTTCTTCATCATAATTTTGTTTATGATATACACGAACCATTTTGTTTACTAGTTTCTTCGGAATGTCAAGTTCTTTACTGATGTTCGCAACCGCTTCTTTGATAAGTGTTCGTTCACCTTCAGTTCTTGATAATGATGCTGAACACTCTTTTAGAACACCCAATAACTTTTTACGGTCTTCTGGATTGCTAAGTGAATTCACTGCTAATTGCTGTACTGCCATATGATTCTCCATAATTAATTAACGAACTTAAATGATACTACTAAATCAAGATATAATCGGCAAAGATTAACGTTTCTGTTTTGGTTTGTAAAAGACGTGTTGACCTATACTTACCGTTCTTTTTAGGTCATGCCAACCTGGATTAATTCTAGTTGCATGAAAATGAGTTGCACCTTGAGAAACATCTTTTATCGATGTGTATCGAAGATATATGTAAAGGGACATATCTAGAATTTCATCAAAATGCTTCGACTGTGATATTTGATTCTTTTTTATTCTTTTAGTTTCGTCACAATACCAAGAGAATTGGCAATATTTTTTGACCTTTTGTTTGACGACTCCACAAACAGAATCTGGATATCGGTCTGATGATACACGATTCATCGTGACCATACCTACTGCCATTTTTCCGTTCAATGGTTCACCTACAGATTCAAAATAAATGTTTTGTGCTAAACAAAGAATTTCACTTTGTTCTTGTGAATCTAGTGATTGGAATTCAATATCCAATTTTTCATATGCATAAGCGTTGATATTAAATGTTGCGATAATAAAGAGTAAAAAATATCTCATAAGGCAATCCTTTCTTTGGGATGAAGTATAAACTTCGAATCTTACAGTTTGATTCTTACTTGATTACTGGTGAAAAATTATAGGTTCAATGGATTCATAATGTAATAATATTTATATGTAAAAAATGGGGGAATTGCTCCCCCATTTCTAGAGCAAGTAATAAATTACTTGTTCATTACATACATGGTAACTTCGAAGCCGAAACGCATTTCAGTAGCTGTTGGTTTTGTCCACATGGTAGTTTTCCTTAATTAAGATATAAAATTTAATGACCAATGAAGTTTTATTGACCATATAACTATATTATAATACATCGAGTAAAAAAGATATAGAGAAAATCATTAAAACATACTAAGTAAATCATTATTCCTTGTTAAGAGGGGTCAAGTGCTGACATTCATCAACTGAGGACTGTGAAATATTATGTCCTCTAATTATGCCTACTTTTTCTATGTGTTGGTTTGCGATATATTGTTCGAATGTATTAAACATGTGGTCAAACTTCTTATCATACTTGACCTGTATTCCGACCAGATAATTTACACGCTCTTGCTCAGACCAATAGTCAAAATTCTTAATGTAAAAATTAAGGTCCTGAACAACATCCCAGCAACTCATAATCTCTTGTTCTAAATCAAATCTATCAGACATTTTTTTCTCCAAATTCATTTGTGCCGTTTGAACACTTAATATTTTCTGCACTATATGTTGTGTAAGGATTAATAGGGGGATTTTCTCTACCCATACTTATAGGTCCACCACCAACTCTAGGTATATATTGGGGTTGAATAGGTTGTATAACTTGTCTATTTTCTCGCAACCTAATCTCTAGCTGAGCACATCGTTCTCGTAATGTTGCAACTTCTATTTGAAGCTCTGTAACACTCAACTCACGGATATCTTTTTGTTTTGCTCGCAACTCTGCTTCTTCCTTTGCTTGATTTACCATTTGTTTTAAATCACCGTACATAATAATCTCCTAGTCCAGAATTTCATATTCTTCAATGGCCCAGTCTTGCCAAGGGTGAATTTTAAACTCACCCATATCAAAAGATGGGCTATGTTCAGCCATAAACTTTACACCTTCTTCATGGCTTATTCCTAATTCCTTTTTATGGTTTTCAATAGCTAGTTCAGCACCTTCACGAGTTTTGTGTAAACTTATTGTACCATAAGAACTCTCATAAATACAATCACAATATACGGCAGCAAATACTTTCACATTAAGTCCTTATTCCACAGTAAACATTTGTTGTTCTAATTCAGCCAGTAAGGTTCTTAGTCTACCAGTATCTTCATCATATAATGCAGTTCTCATTTCAATTATAAGAGGTCTAAACTCACCGAAGACTTCTTCAATTATACCTCGTTTCATATCATATACTGCTTCTGCATAGGTGTCAACTGGAACCTTAGTAGGAGTATCAAATATCCAAGCGGAAGCACCAATCTTTACAAGAATTACAACTTGCTTGGCTATTTGACCAGTCATATATTCAACAGGCGGCATATTAATCTCTGAGGTAATATATCTTGATGGTTTAACTCTATAATTATTTGTAACATCTGCTTGAATCGATTTAATAAGTTTACTCATTTAATTTCCTTCCAATATATAATTTCCCAACGGCCATCTTCATGTTCAACTAGGGCTGAACAACTTTCTACCCAGTCACCATCATTCATATAGATAATACCATTATTCATCACCTTAATTTCTGGTGTGTGAATATGACCACAGATAACTCCATCATAACCCTTACGTTCGCAATAGTCAGTAATATTTTCTTCAAACTTAAATATAAAACCAACTGCTTTCTTTACCTTTGACTTGAGAAACTTACTTAGACTCCAATATCCAAATCCAAGTTTATGTCTCCACCAATTGAATCTAGTATTGACCCATAGAACAAAATCATATGCTCGGTCACCAAGAAAACTAATCCATTTGGCCATTCTGGTAATACCATCAAACATATCGCCATGGGTAATTAAGAATAGATTACCATCAGTATCACGATATTCAGCTTGGTTACAAATAGTAATATTACCTAATGAGAATTGATTAACAAATGGTCTGAGAAATTCATCGTGATTACCAGTAACATAGGTTACCTTTACCCCTTGTTTTGAATATCTCAACACACGGTCAATAACATTAGTGTGTGATTGTTTCCACCTCCATCGGTTTTGTTGGATTTTCCACCCATCAATTATATCACCAATAAGGAACAAATTATCGCAGGTATGGTGCTTAAGAAAGTTATTAAGCAATTCAGCCTGAGCGTCTTTTGTTCCTAGATGGGTATCCGATATACAAATAGTTTTATATTTTTGGATTTTCATTTATCGCTTTCCAATACTTCGCTAATGAGTTTGTCAAGTTCCTCATCTAAATTTATTCCGCCTAATTCATAAGGTTCCCACTCAAATCCAGTGTATTTAGATATGGCGAATGACTTTCTAATCTGAGGAGTTAATGCCAAGTCTTTTAAGGCTTGGTACCTAGCCGCAATCTTCTCAAGCTCCTTGATTCTGTCGGACTCTCGCTTACGTTGTAGCTCCACAAATTTTGCCAAACCTTTTACATCAATAAAACTAGAAACATATTCCCCACTTCCAAAAGAGCCGCCAATTTTTATGCCAGCCGCTCTCACATCTTCCATCACTTCATCAGTTAGGCTCATGATTAATCCGTATTGGTAGAAATGGTGTGTTCATCTGCTCTTCATCTAAACGCATATCATCCCTAAGTTTTTCGTTCATAGTCTCCGCCCAAGCAAGCCTTTGTTTCATATCAGCCTCTAACGCCGCTATGTTCAAAACAGCATTTAATCTATTGTCTCTATCTCGCTGTGCGCTCATTGGTTGTCTCCTGTGTTGGTGATGGCTTGATGTATCTCTCTAGCCATACGCTCAAGCGGCTCATGCAGTTTTTCTTCTAATACAGGCCAGCGTTCACCACTATCGTCAGTCTTGGCGATACGGAATGTACTGCCTTTGCCTTTAGTCTGAATCTCCCATCCAGCAGGTAGCGGAATATATGTTCTATCCATATCTTCATCACGCTCTATTGGTGGTAGCCTCTGCTCAAGCTCTGCTATCCTTGCAGTTGATTCAGCGTGGGCGGCTTGATAGCCTTCCCATTTTGCTTGTATATGGTGTTGAGCATATTTGCCATTAACGAACTTGAGCAAAAGTCCAAAGTAATTTTCATTAATCTCTTTGGCTCGAAAGTCAGTTTTACAGATTTCCTCAAACTTTTCTCTATCGTTCATTCTTCAATCCCAAAATGTTCTTTAATTTCCCACGCAGCATCGGTAATTTTCATACCAATTAGCAAACTTAACCCTGTTTGTGTTTCTGGTTCTCTTGACTGTTCGATGGCAAAATCCTCTACAACTTTGAAGCATTCCTGAACAAGTAACTCAGAAAACTTTAGTAA